GTATCTCTAACAGTCCAGAATTCCCAGGGAATAGGATTAGGCTTATCACTTGTTTGTCTCCATGCATGTTCCATTACTACGCAATCAAAACTTGCACCGTTGCTCCAAACAGCACGACGGTTCCAACAAAACTTATAAAGAGTTTCCATACATTCACTAAATGGTGTACGTCCTTGGTCACCTAATGCTTCTTCAAGTGCTTCAGGACTTTGTGTACTCCACCAACGTAATGTATCTTCATTAATGCTTCTATTATAAATTTCTGTTTGATCCTCGATTGTAGGTCTGAGTTCTAATTTATCAATAATACCTGAACCTTTGGGATCAAATCTAACTGCGCCTATAGTAAGTATAACACAATCAGGTGTTGTGTTCAAACTTTCAATGTCTATCATTACATCATTTGCCATTACTATTGTCCCTTAAATATTTTGCTGCCTTCTCTAATAATTCAGGATTGTCTTTAAAATTACCACATCCTAAATTACACTTTCTGCATAACCACCCACGAAATGTTTTTTCTTTATGGTTATGATCCATCACCCATGGTCTACCTTTTTTACGTAGTGTTGGATTAATATTTTCATTCAATTGTTCTTCTGTTTGTTCGCATACAGGGCAAATATGATTATCAGGAATAGATGGCGCAGTTTTTCTTATTTCAATACGTTCTTTAGCCAGTGTACTATCACATTCTCTACAATCAGACCGTAGTTTTTTGCCACCGCTATCATTACCAAATTGATTCAATGGTTTTATACATTTGCATCTGTTGCAAATCTTTGATATCAATTTTTCCATAACTCGTACATAGTTTTAAACCTATCATCCCACAGTATGATTGTAACATTTCCTGAGGTTAAAAGAAAGTCCCAACCGGCACTTCTTTCACCGAAATTGCGTCTGCACCATTTTACGATTTCAGTTGGATCTTCTTTTTTACCCTTACAGTCATATACATACTGTACCCTATTATGGCGACCCATATAAGTACGGTCGATAATCTCATATTCTATTTCATCTTCTCTGATTGGTAATGGTACAAATGTACCTGTGTTTCTTGTTATTGCCATTTTAATCCATAATAAGTTGCTAATGATTCTTTATAAAAATGGAACAACACAAAGCTAGGTTTAATCGGTCCGTAATTATAGTACTCTTGTCTGCTAGGATGATATCTAAAATCAAAGTCTACACCCTGAACATAACCAGCTTCACGCAATTCATTTGCTAGTTCTATTGCTTTTGCCGCTGATATTTCTAATCTAAGATTAATCATTGATACTTTAACAAAAATACTATGTACTTTTTCTCATCCATAATCTTATACCCATCAGTAATGTTACCATTAACTATGTTCATCTTTATACCGTAATTTGCTTCTAAGTAATCTTCAAAATCATATGCATCAAACTGACCGTCTAACTGATTCAATGATGCCATATATTCTTTACGCACAATTTTTAACGCTTCCCAGTACTTCCAGCGTTTCTTTCTTTGTTCTATCATAGGATCATCGTCATCGTAATCTTGAAAAGATTTAGGTATATCAGTCATTGCGGAAACATTAATAAAAAAATTGTAGCATATCTGTCATCTTCTAATGTCAGAGTCCATGTATTAGGTACATTATACCTAGAATACTTTTCCATTTTAGCTATCCAGCCTTGACCACCTATGCTATTATGAAGGTAATGCATTCTAGGTCCTATATTCTTTGCTAGCCATTTTTCTTCTTCAGCCTGCAGCCGATCTTTGAGTTTAATAGTTATTGCCATGTCAATACAAACATTATATAATCACGCTCGTATCTAAATTTAAATTTACTATGATTTTCATACCAAGCCCACCTAGCGTGTCTTTCAACTTTGTCAACTTTATTATACAACCATTTTAAAATTTCTGAATGTTTATCTGGTGAATTAGTATGTATAGTGACTTCATGCCAGCCTGGATTAGTTTCTTCCCATCCTTTATCACCGTCATAATAATTAAAAGCATACGTCATTGCCATCTCAATAAAAACCATTCGCAATCTTTTTTGTCTCTAAACCAAAACTTAGCATTATTAGCATACCATCTGTCTCCCGGCGTCCATACTCCTGGTGCGCCGGGTGTACCACTGGGTCCAAATGTATTGACACACCAAGCTATAATATCATTCCATTCTTTGGCTGATATTACAGGGTCAATCTGATGATAGGGCATGTCATACATATATTCGGTTCCACTATAGTTTACACTACGTATTGCCGCCCAGCCACCATTAGCACCGTATAACTTGTTAGTCATTTGTCGCTTTTTAATCATAGCCACCTCAATATAAACCATTCGGCTTCTCTTATATCTTCAAATACATAGAAAGAATTTAATCTGCGCCATTTGCCTGGACAGTTTTCCATCAACCAATGAGTTACGTCAACTGCATGGTAGTTATCTTTATAAAAAAATGCTACGGAAGTCCATCCATTCATTACTAAAATGTCTGCCATGATACCATCGTCTATTTCTTTAGCTATTTCTGTAGCTATTGATTCAGCTATTTCATCTTCTAATAACATTATCTGTATCCTTAAACAAGTCATTGTATAATTCAGGAATAAAATCTTTTATATTTCTATTTCTATATTTGTCTGATTCAGTAATAAAATATTTTGCATCATTAATCAATAATTCATTAGTTGTTTTTGGTTCATCTAACAGGCCCAATACTAAATTAATATTTTGTTCATACGACGGATTAATATTAGGTTCTTTTTTAATTTTGTCCAACAACTCAACTAATTTTTGTTTACCCTTTTGTCGATGCTCTACTGAACTAATATTTAAATTAGTGTAATCAGGTTGCACTACTCTAGTAATTAAAATACCTGAATTCAAGTTATCGTATTCTTTACTAACATTAAACCAATATTCAATCAGATTTCCCATGTCTATGCAATTGTAAAGATTTAGTGTAGCACTAAGACTGACACTAAACTTTGATTTATTATCTTTGGAGTGTTGTAATATAGTGCGTAAGTTGGTATCAGTTTTGTTCCATTTAAAAGGATATCTAACGTATTCGTTAACTTTATCAAATCCATCTATTGAAACATTAAACCCAACAGATTTAAAATTGCTCCAAAGGTTGATTAATTCATCGTTGATTCCTGTCAAGTTAGTAACATATGACAACTCAATATTTTTACTTTTATTTTGACTAATTAATGTTTCCAACATGAAAACATGTTCTTCAATAATTGTTGGTTCTCCGCCTAATAAAGTTATATGTTCTAAGTTTGGATATGTATCCAGCATTTCGCTAATGCTATCTTTATGTATTTGAGTTGGAGGTGTCACTAAAGGTAATCGAATACGTTGGGTTTTAGCCCATATTTTAGTAAATTCATCTGTCCATAAATCACTACTTGCTGGACCACACATCATGCATTTACTGTTACACTTATTACCAAAAGCATAACTTAGGTATCGCATATCTTTGGGATCAACAAACTCAGTTATAGGTATGTTATATTTTTCTAATGCATTGTTCCATATTGTGCGTAATGAGATAGAAGAAAGTTTTTCACTTTCTTGACAATTACTACATGCAGGATGAAACTCACCGTTTATAAGTGACCTACGGACTTCACGCAATGGTTCAATATTAATTTTGTCAATATGGGGTAGTCTGGTATTTTGTTTTTTAGTAAAAACAGAGTCTCTAGCAACGCAACAAATTGTATAGCTATTATTTGACACTACGTTGACTGATCCAAATGCCAAATCACACTTAATTGGTTCCATAATTTATAGCCACCTCAACGAAAACCAAGTTGCATCTTTTTCATATCTAAAATACCAAATATAATCTTTGCGAGCATTAATACCGGCCCAAAACATAGTCCAATTACCAGTCTTTCTACCTACAGCAAACCATTGTTCACCTATGTTTTTAGTACACCAGTTTTTTGCTTCTAACGGCAACTTTTTGGTAATAACTTTGTACGTTAAGTCTTTCATAGCCACCTCAGACTAAAATGAATTGCGTCACGTTCATCGTAGAAATAGAATTCCATGTTATCTTCTTTGGGATGCCATTCAAATTTATTTCCCGGCAATCCAAACTGTTCAATTGTCCATATACATATTTCATCCCACATAGGAATATCATCATAACCATGTATCCAATCAAGTACTACCTTAGTACCCTGCTTGTTTGAGGGTGTCTTTGATTTGTTTTTGTAAGTCTGGTTCACGATGAAACTTCAATGCCCATTGTTCTGGATTAATATAGTCTGATATTATTTTAACTTGTTCTGGATTCAATGTCTCTAGAAAACGGACACCACTATCACTACAATACAACATCCAAGGACTAATTTTACCAGATGTGATTGCATAACAAATTTTATTAGCATTGCCATATCTTAAAACATCATTGGGTTGTATACCTGCATCAGTTGCTAAAGTTATACATTGTTCTACACTACGATGTATTGCATCAAATGCATCTTCTACTTTTAAATGGTCAATTAAATATTTTGTATAAACTGAATCACTAGTCCAATTATCAATTTTAATTTGATTCTTTAATAACCAATCTACCAATCTGCTTGGGTTTACTGCATTGATATTCACACAGTAATTACCAAATTTGACAAATGCAATATAGTATGCGCTACTAATAAATTCTTCGTAGGTTTTATGTTTTTTACTTGCAGTGTTCTTTTTATAAAACTGAATCCAAGACTGAAATCCCAAACGATTTCCGTGCTTGTCTTTTTCTAACCATCTGCGCTTATGCTCACAGATGTGTTTCATTATCGTGCTTTCTTTTAAGAATTCACGTTTGCAAAATTCACATCCGTATTTTGCAGGTAAATCAGTTGCCAAGTTCTCTTTCATATTCTGCAATTTGTTTATCAGTTACAACTTCATTTAATGTTTCAATATCAATTTGTTTTAGATTAGGAAATAGTTTTGCTAATTGGCATTTTCTTTTGTGCGCTGTTACAAATATGGTAGATACTTCGGTGATATCAGATTCGATTGCTTTTGGATATATCTTTTTATAGTAATCTTTAATTTCTTTTAATTTAGCAGGTGCTTCTAGTTTACCTACCTTTTGATTGATGCCAGGTATCCATTGATGAAATTGTTTTCCTACTCCGGGACTACTTGCACACAACATCAACCATTGTAGTTTAGGATGTTTCTGTACATGTTCATTGAAATAATACTTATTAGCATGATACTCAATGCTTTGCAAATAGTACTGCTGTAGTTCAGACGATCCTTTAATAGCACTAGCCCAATGAATCATCATATATGCTACAAATTTTCGTTGTTGTTCTTCTGTTAGCCTATCATAATAGTCATAGTCTTTTTTATCTATTGCCGCTAATGCTTCAAACAAATCAAAATCTTGTTTTTCAAATTTCTCGTCAACAGGTACTGCAGGTTTTCTAGTTGCCATTTTAAAATGCTTGTGAATAATCTACTATTTCGCAATTACGACTAATTTCTTTTACAAAATAAACGCATCTAGGTTTAACACCATCGTCAATTGGAACACACAAGAATTGTCCGTTCTTTAATCGAGGTGCATACCAAGTTACATCATGGTAAATATCTACAATCTCAATTGGTAAAAAACTAGGACTGAAACTTGTTAGTGGATTGAATTCAAAAGCATTGAATCCCCTATCATTAATGCTTGTTAATGGTAATGTTTCTAAGTCTCCGTGTTCTTTTTCTCCAATTAATATTTGCCAATCAACTGGCATCTTTATTGTACTATTACCTATCTTTAGTACTAGTGCCGGAGCACTGAAACTCTCTAAGAATATTAATGGAATATAATGATAGTCTACATTACTAGTATTGCTATTATCTAGTATCGCAAACCTCAAGTCATCAATCTCTTCCGGGAGTGTTTCTAGGTTATAGAATTCGTTTTCAAGTGTTAATATTCGCATAGTGTTATTCTATCATTTATATGAAAGTTTTTCAATATCAAATGGATAGTTAGCCTCTTTATAGTAAGTTTTTCTTTGTGTTAAATGCCTTTTGGCAAATTTACAGGAGCTTGTGATATCCCAAATCTGCACAAAATCTTTATCTTCTGCTTTACGAATACCGCGACCAATTGATTGAATCACTCTAACGAATGACTTACCGGGTTCTAATAGCATTACATTAAAG